ATGAAAGTCAAAGTCACCATCCTCCGCGAGGCAGGCGCGCGCAGCTATCACCGCGGCCCGCTGCAGTACATCAAGGGCGAGCTGGACCTGCTGCACGCACCCGTGCCTGGCGAGAAGCGGACCGTTCCCGTGCTGCGCATCCTCGGAGACGACGGCAAGAACCAACTGTTCGAGCCGCGGCTGATCTACGCGTGCGCGGGCAAGATGAAGTTCAGCGGTTTGGAGCACTGTGACCGCGCATGGCACGCGCAGGAGTGGTCCTGCGAGTTCGACTACTGATGGAGTTCGGCATGCTCAAGTACGAAGAATTTCCGACGCTGCTCACCTACCCGAAATGGCTGGATTGGCCAACACAGCAGGTGCTGCCAGGGCTGCCTGAGGACTATCGCATCGAGCAAATCCACAGCGATTGGTTCGTCGTTTGGGGGCCGGGAGACGACCGTGTGTACAGCGGCTGTGGCCCGGTCTCCGTTGACCGGTCGCCGGCCCCTTTCTGAAAGCTCACCATGCAAAACCAAAGCCAGATCGAACGCGGCGTAATCGCCAAAGTGCGCGGCGAAGAGATGTCGGCAGCTCAGCGCCTGCTGCCCCCTCCCGAGCGTGGGCAGCCGCAGTACATAACCAGTGACATTGACACCCTGCTTGCAGGCCGAGTGCGCATCACTTTTGAACTGCAGCGCTATTCGCACGGCCGCAATCATTTCTGGCACTGGTGTGGTCGTGGAGCCGTGCAACTGGAGCAACCCGCTGGCTGAGCTACATGGACTCGCTCATGTGGGGTGGCCAGCCCACGGCGCCAGGCTGGTACGCCTGTGTCGTGGACTACGGCCACCTGCCCTTCCCTACTGCGCGGCGATGGAGCGGAGCACTCTGGGACGATGAGCGCGGCATCCGCGCGTTCGACGGGCCGCACCCTACTGCGGCTGATGCGCTGGATTGGGCCATGGAGATCTGCCCGGAGGGCTGATTGGCAGAGTAAGCCTGCATACAATGCTGGTTCATATACATATGGAAACAATCATGCTCTTCACCCGAACTCTCGCGGTTGCAGCTATAGCGCTCAGCGCAGGCGCATCGCACGCATGGACCCTCGTGTACGCAAATGACGCTGCCGGCAATGCGACTGCTGGCTCGCTGCAGTCGTTGAGAACAGCAGTGACCAATGGCGCATCTGTCAAAGTCGTGTCGGATGACGCCGGGAAACATGCTTGGTCGGTGCAATGTGCCGTAGCAGCAGTGAAATACGATGCTTCACAAGCGGTGGTATGTGCGAACAATCCCGTTCTAGCCGCCGATAACTCCATTGGGGCGCAATTTTCCAACGTGTCCAGCCCTCCACAAAGCGTGAGCACCATGATCAACACCCGGGGGCAGTTCTCTCAGGCGCAGATCCGACTGAGCGACGGTTCTCTGATAGGCAAGACTCTCATTAACGTCCCGATGCAATGGTTCGTTGACTAATAACTCAGCCTACCGCTTGATCGGCCGCGTGCACGCCATCAGCGCGGACAGCAGCCGCACCTCGCAGCCCTCGGGGCGGCAGGGTATCGGCTCTCGACTGCCGCATGCGACCCTGAGCAGTTCTTCAGGAAAGACCTGCAAAGCGGCCATTTGATGGCATACGAAGCATGTGTTGCATGAACCAACTCCGTGCACAGGCTATAGTTCTTGCGTTTGAAACGAATTCGCTCACGAACCTGCTCAGACCGAAAGTGCCAGATATGACCTGTGGCTCGTTGCGGTCAGCATTAAGTAATAAATTAAGGAAGATTTATGGCAGATCCAATAACAGCGGTTGGTCTTGGTGCAGTGGTTGCATACCTAGGCAAGGACGGTTTAGAGAAACTCCTAGGTCCCACAGCGGATTACCTAGGCAACGGGCTAAAGGACTTCACTCAAAAGCGAGCTGAAGCCGTTGGTCGAATCTTTGCGTCGGCGCAGGGGAAGTTGGGTGCCAAGGCTGACACTCCAGGCGAGGTGCCTCCAAAGGTACTCAAAAACGTAATAAATGAAGGTTCGTACGCGAATGATCCACTTGCCGTTGAATATTTTGGTGGCATTCTAGCTTCCGCCCGTACTGAGGGCGGTCGGGATGACAGAGGCGCAAGGCTGGCGAAGATCGTTGATTCAATGTCTACATATCAGCTACGTGCCCACTTTCTTATTTACGCGACTGTGCGACGCCTTTTCATGAGCAAGGAACTGCCCTTCAATGTGGAAACTCGTCCGAAGATGCAATTCTTCGTAAGCCATGAAGATTTTGCGACTTCCATGGCATTCGACGAAAGTGAGCGGCAACAGTTCTCCCAGTTATTGAGCCATATCTTCTTTGGCTTGCACAGGGACAACCTCATCGGAGAACAGTTTCAGTACGGCCCGAAGGAACACATGGCCCAGCTTTTTACTGCGGCACCCGATGGAGGGATCGTTTGTCAACCTTCGGCGCACGGCGCGGAGCTTTTCCTGTCCGCGTTCGGGATGGCCGATAGACCCCTAAACGAAATTTTTTCGAACGATTTACCAGAGCTTCCAATCGATGTGCCCAATGGCTTTTTGACCGCAGTGCCCACGAAGGAATAAAAGACCAATAGACACATATGTTCTCGAGGCACGCTTCCGCGCGCTTCTGGGGCCCTCACGTTCAAGTTGAACGGCCGCTTGTCTTTCTCGCCACTGGCGGCAATTGTCCGAGAGCGGTCCACTACCGCACGCGCAACAGAAACAAAAACCGTTCAGCGCGAGACGGTCGGCCATGCATCCCACATCAGCGCGGCGTCAGCGGCGCCGTGCACGCCATCAGCGCGGCGAGCACTCGGACCCTACCGCGCCGCCTCCATCATTGCGCTGCCGGTGTCGTAGGCGTGCTCGCAGGCGCCGCCTCGGCCACGGGCATCGTCAGCAATGCGCGCCAGCGCTCCCGCTCGCTCGTCAGCGCGGCGCTGCAACTCGGCGAGCAGATCGAGGGCTGCGGTGTCTGGCGCGCACTGTCCGGCAGTGTTGCGAGCCTGGGCGGCGGCACGGTGGGCGGTGATGTAGGTGGCGAGGTCGCCGCGCAGCCGGCCAGCAGCAGCGCGAGCAGCGTCAGCGTCAGCTGCGAAGCGCGCCAAGTCCTGCCGGGCCTGGGTGTCGATGTTGTGCATGTCGTCACGGTTCTTGTCCTCCAGCTTGCGGTATTTCTCAGATGCTTGGCGCGCGGCTGTGGCCGACGCCTCGCGCTCGCCGGCCAGTTCGGCGCGGGCCAGGGCCGCATCGCGCTCAGCGCCCAACCGTGCCATGGCCTGCCAGGCCAGCAGAGCCGCGAGCAGCAGGGCCAGCGCCTGCCACGCATAGGCCTTGAGACCGGCGATCATGGCGCCGCCTTTGCCGCGACCAGGGCTGCGCTGAAATGCCCGTCCCTGCCCCACTGCGCGCACAACTCGCGGGTGGCATCGCGGCGATCAACAAGACCAGGCAGCCGCGTGGGCACGCCGTTCACGGTGCCATAGACCCATCGAGGCATCTGCAGGCATGCAGCATCGAGTTGCCCGGCGTTCGCCAGCCGCACGACCGTTGTGTCAGGAGCAAGCGCCGAGGGCACGTTGTAGGCCATGTCGATAAAGCTGGCCTGCACCCACACGTTGTATGTGTCCCAGTGCCGCAGCGCGCGACGCGCCTGGCGCTCGGCCTCGCGGTATTTGGGACGCTCCAGGCGCTCGCAGTCCTCGGGACTGTAGTAGCGCCCCGCCACAACTTCGGGGCCTGTGACGCCCGCGCAGACGGTCAGCGGCTGCCCCTTGCCCAGGCGGTCGATGTAGGGCGTGCCGATGTGCCGGCCGCTGCTTTCGTAGTGCAGCCCGATCTCGCGGGCCAGCGTCACAGCGGGGCTGGGCCCGACCTCCTGCGTGGCGACATAGCCGCCGGCAGCGGCGGCTGCCAAGCCCGCTGCCGAGGCCAGGAGTCGATTGCGAAGTGTCTCGTTCATCGGCCACCTCCGCCCACCATCAAAGCCTTCCAGAACGCGATACCGGCCGTGCCAAGCATCACGATGTAGGTGATGGGTTTGGCCGCCCTGCCGATCCACTGGAGTACGCGGAAAGCGCCCTGCGCGGCCTTGAACACCTCCAACATCTCCGCCGTGTTGGCGCGGACCATCTCCGTGGCCTCGGTGTTGACACGCAGCTCTGCTTCAATGCGCGTCATTCGCACATCGCCCTCATCGAGCCGGGCATTGATGTTGCGCGCCGTGTGAGGGTTTATTGCATTTCCGAAATCGTCTTGCATTGATCCTCCTACAGCGATACGGCGAGCGCAAAGGCCTCGTCGAGCGAATCCGGCGTGCCGCCCAGCTGCGCCCACAGGGCCGACAGAAACGGGTTGTGCCGCTCCCAGGTGTCGGCCTCGTACTCGATCTGGGCCCCGCGCTTGTCGCTCCCCTCGGGCATCGCGGCAATGGCCGCCTCGGCTGTATCGAGCAGGCCCAGCATGAGCAGTGCGAGCCGGCCCTGGCGACGCGAGCAGGAGTGCGGCGCCTCGGCTGGCAGCTCCGGCTCGGCAGGCGCAGGCGGCGGCGGTGAGTAGCCCTCTGCAGTCCAGGCCCAGCCAATGCCCACACCGGCTGCAACGGGTTCGATGCGGTCCCACATGTCGCGGATGCCATCGACAAACTCCGCATCAGCAACGATGCAGCGCACGACAACTCCGTCCTTGATAAGTGCGTACTCCATCGTCCTTACTCCCACCAGTAAATGCGGCAGAAGCCGGAGCCACCCGCGCCGCCGCTGTTTGCCGCTCCAGCCTGCGTGCCGGCGCCGCCACCCCCGCCACCAGAGTTGGCGCGCCCTGCCCCTCCAGCACCGCCGCCGACTGGCCCGCCATCGCCTCCTCCGTGGCACCCACGACCTGGGCGCGCTGATCCCGTGCCGCCTCCCCCACCACCGCCGCCGAATCCCTCCAGACCGGCACCACCATCGCCACTCCTGACGTTTGCGCCGTTGGCGTCGGAACCATAGCCACCGGAGGAGCCATACGAGGCGGAGCCTCCAGCCGCCAGATTGGCCGGAGAGCTTGTTGAATAGTTTGTGAAGTCCTGACCGGGCGCACCAGCGCCGCCGCCGCCACCCGCACAGACCCGCGAACCACCTCCTCCGCTGGCTCCAGCCCCACCGATATTTGTGGAGCCGTTGCCAACGGCGCCCGCACCGCCCCCAGCAGCGGTCAGCAGCGACCCGATGCTGGACGGGCTGCCAGCGGTGCCAGACGCGCCGCCGCCGCCAATGGTCACGGTCTGCGCAGTGGTAATCGTCAGCGGCTGGATGCGAACCGCACCACCACCTCCTCCACCGCCGCCCGCACCGGAGCTTGCCGTCGAGCCACCACCCCCGCCACCCCCGCCGACCAACACCACAACACACGGCCCGCCATTGGCCTGCAGGATCGCCGATGGCGTGAAGGTGCCGGAGGTTTGGAAGTCCTGGTAGCGCAGCCTGCCGCCGCCGCCACCACCGAAAAATTCAGAGAAAAAGCTCATGCGGCCTCCATAAATCCATCTGTCTCATTAACCTTGCGGCACACAGCAGAGTCGTTCGGGCTGAGCAGCTGCATCACCCCGGGCGTGCGTCCCTTGACCTTGTTCGTCAGCCAGTCCACATACGCGGTCGCAATGCCACGCGACATGCCGAAGCCGATTGCCTGGCCAGCGCTGAAATTCGTGGGAATGGTGAGCGTGATGCCCGCAGTGGCCAGCACGTAATGCACCCCAGGCACAGCCGTAGCGGATGCAGTCAGAACCTGCGTGGTCATTGAATCGGCCGCGCCAGGGGCAGCAACACCAATGACCCAATCGGCCTTCGCCACCGTCCCGCTGTACATGTCAACGCCAATGACCAGCGCGCCCGTGGTCAGGTTGTAGCTCTGCACGTAGCCGCTCATCTGGGTTGCTGGGTCACTGGTGGACGTGGCCACAACATACATGCCGGTCACAAACGAGCGGCTGGCCTCGATGGTGAAGGTCTTGGCCCCAGCGCCCGGCGTCACGCTCGTCGTGCTGCTTCCCTTGATCTGCTGAGTGGCGAACACGGCCGCTTGGTCACGGTAGGCCTGAGAAGCGTCGCGCGCTGACTCCGCCCCAGTCTTCGCGGTATTCGCCGCCGTGGCAGACCCCGCCGCCTCTGTGGCACTGCCAGCGGCTGCCGTCGCAGATCCTGAGGCCGACGTGGCCGAGCCTGCAGCATTGCCTTCCGACGTGGATGCAGCAGTTGCAGAGCCGGCCGAAGCCGCAGCGCTAGCGGCTGCTTCGCCGGCCTTTGCCACGGAGGTGCCCGCAGCGGCTTGGGCTTGGTCGCGAAGATCTGTCGATGCCATTGCCCACTCGTACGAAGCAGTCGCGTTAATCTCGCTGGACCTGCCGATCTCCCAAATGCGCAGCGACACGGAGGGCATTGCAGTGCCATATGCGTAAGCTTCCTGGTTGAAAGCAGCGCTACCCAGCGCTGGATATATCGGCACTGTCGGAGCCGCTGGGGTTGGAACAATAGACGTCATACGTTTCCTTTGATTTGCAGATCGACCTGCGCCGAAGTCCAATCTGTCGAGCGCACAGCGCCCGTTACCTTGCCAACGGTGGCCAGGTGCCCATAGCGAGGCAGCTGATCAACCTCGATAGCGACTGCTTTGCCCAGGATCTGGTCCAGCAGCGCTTTGGCCGCCGGCGCCTGGTCAGCGTCGATGACGCAACTCAAATTGATGTTGGTGGCCTTGCGCCCTTCGACCTCGGTATAGGTGCCGTCCTTGCGCTCATCAAGGTAGGAGTAATCGCGAGTGCTGGCTTCGACGCCAAACTGCGTGCCCCCCATGTCTGTACGGCCCGGGAACAGCAGGCGCTTCCAATTGCCGACGCTGATGTAGCCCACGGCGGCAATAGCCTGCGCACTGCTGCGCGCGACAGTGATGCTTATCTCCAGATCTGGATGGATGGGCAGATCCTTGAGCGTGAAATACGTCCCCCGCTGCAGATCGCCGAAGAGGTATTCCCACTCACCGAAGGCCTGCTGCCACAGCTCCACATGGACAGGCTCGATCAGGTCTACACCCGCAGCCCGCACGGTGATGTCGAGCATGTCAGCCTCAAGCCCATAGATCGCAAGGCCGTTGATGAAACCGGGCTTGAGAACGAACGTGAAAGAACCAGGCCGGCGGGTTTTCGTGAAGAGGTACTTGTCGAAAGGCGCCATGCGATTGCTCGGCGCACCCTCATCGCGCTCCCAGAACGACGCGGCATTGGTTGTGCCTGGCTCATAGGTGTTTGCCGGCGCACCAGACACAGCCCCCACACACTCGTAGGTTGACCCTTTCCAGACACGCCGAGCCCCCACAACGGCATCGACGCCACTGACCCAGGCCTGCTCGCCCATGACGGTATCGACTTCGGGCACGGTGGTGCCGGGGCCGAACATCTCGGCCACAATGGTTTTTGGCAGAAGAATGTTCATGCCGTCACCTTCCCTGCTGCAGGTGCGCTCACGCGCAGGCGCTGGCCGCCACCACTGACCTGGTCGAACTGCTCGACCAGTTGCGGTGCACCGGCCGTGTTACGCGCCGTCTGGGCGGATGACTGCCGCAGCTCCGACAGCTCAGCGCGCATGGCCCTGATCTCCGCCAACAGCGCTTGCGTCAGCTCATCGCTGCCAGAGCTGGTCGCGGCATACACGCCAAGCCTGCCGCCGACATTGGCCAAAGGCAGGATGCCTTCCGGCCCAGCCTCACCCATCAGGCCCATGTCAAAGACGGTGGGCCGCGATACCACGCCGCTGGAAAAAGCTGCCCCTGTGGCAAACACTGGCCCCTTCCAGTCATCCCCGCGAATCAGCTTGTGCCAATACACCTCGTCCGGCGTCAAGTGCGCCACGCTGCCGTCCGGATAGGTCAGCGTGCCCGCATCAGGATCGAAGACTGGCGTGCCTACGGTACTGGGACCACCACCGCCCAATTGAGCGCCACCGCTGCCACCACCGCCAGCAGCCGGCTGATCGGGCTTGGCCGGATTCAAGAAAGCCATGAGCTTGTTGAAATGCTCGTCCACCGTGCCAGTGAGCGCCGCAGTGCCGTTGACCAGGTCATCAGCTCGCTTGGCCAGCGTATCCAGGGATTGGAGCTGGGACTGCAGCGCCTTGAGCGAGCGCTCCTCCACGCTCAACTGGATCTCGCCCAGGTCACCCAGCTCGGAGAACTTGCCAGCCCACACCAGCGCATCGCGGCGGCGCTCGAAGTCCGTGGCATACACACCCGACGCCAAGCCAGCACGGGTGGCTTGCACGGCCCCGCCGATATCGGTGTATTCGGAGAGCTTGCGCCCCGCCCTCACCCCATCCAGAGCCTGCTCGATGTAGACCATCCCGCGGACTGCCGCGAGCTGGGCCGTTGAATCGACGGTGCCATACAGCTCCTGAGCAGCGCCCTTGAGAACGTCCACCGACGAGGCGATGGCGTTGATGGTCTCCTGGACCACGGATACGCGCTGCTGCAGTTCCTCCCGGTCGCGGTCCACCGCACGCCGGAACATGTCATAGGCAGCAGCCTGCGCGGCCTTCTCGTCCTCGATGGCCCAGATGCGCTCCTGCAGCGCCCGATTGCTGGGGTCCAGCGCAGCCAGCTCACGCTTGCGCAACTCGGCAGTGTTGCCCTGCAGTTCCAGCAGTCTGCGCTCCAGATCCGTGCGCTGGTCCAGGCGCGCGATCTCCTCGCGCAGGGCCTGGTTGTAGTCCCATGCAGCCTTCTCCGCTTCGCTCATGCCTTCGGTGGCCAGCTTGCGCAGGGCCTCGCGGTACTTGTCGGTTTGACCCGTGGCGCGCAGATACTCGGCTTCCAACTGCCGGCGCTCATTCTTGAGCGTGTCCAGCACCTGGCCAGCGGCATCGGCCACGGCGCCGAATTCCTTGGCCAGCGGGATGAGCTTGGCCAGCAGCTCCACGTCGCCGGCCGCCATGGCGTCCTCGATGAGCTTGCGAAACTTGGCCTTGGCGTCCTGGCCCATGCGTGGATCGATGTCGATCTTGAGATCCTTCAGCGCCTTGTCCACGGCCTTGGCCGCGTTCTCGATGCGCTCCCGCTCTGAATAGAAGCTCGTGTAGAAAGCATCCATGCCAGTGATCAGGTCCTGGATGCCGCCCGCACTCTTGATGAGCTTGGCAATGGCTTCGTCACCCAACTTGCCGAAATTGGTGATGTTGCGGGTCCAGCCCTCGATGGCCGCGCCCGTCAGCTCCACGGTCTGCATTGCAGCGTTGAAGCTCTCCAGCGTGATCTCCTCGCCCATGTCATCGAAGACATTGCGCATCCAGCTGGGGATATCAGCCTTTTTCAACTGCTCGATCAGGGCACCGCCCATGTCCGCAATGAACTGGGCATAGGCCTTGGTGGGGTCCGTGCCAAGCGCACCATCGCGCTTGGTATAGCTGTTCAGGACCTCGCCGGTCACCTTGTCGATCAGCTTGAAGTAGCCGTAGGAATCCTCGTCGTCGTACTTGGGATTCGACGCAAAGCCCGCGACGATATCGATCTGCTTGGCGCTGTCACCGGCATATCGCGCGAGACGCTTATAGACATCGGACAGCGAATCCACGGTCTTGCCAAGTTGCTTCTCAAGATCAGCGTTATGGCGCTTGGTCAGGTCGTCATACCAGTCACCGCCCGCACGATCGAACAGCATCTCGGCAGCCTTGTCATTGCCCGCACCCGTTGTGCTGTAGGCCGCGCCAACGTGGTTGGCACCGCGCGAACCAAACAATCCGCCCTTGAGCAGCGAGAAAATGGCGATGGCACCCGCAATCCAGGGCATCGCAGCGCCAATGCCAGACATCAGCGAGCCGAAGCTGCTGCCGACACCGGCCCAGCTGCCATTGCCTGCGATCAAGGCACCGAGGGCATCACCGCCAACCATGCCAACGGCATTGGCACCAGCAAGGCTGGCAGCCGAGGCGCCCGGCAGGAAGCCCCACATTGCCTGGGCACCTGCACCCAGCGCGCCGAGGTTGTTGAGCATGCCCATGCCTGCACCACCACTCTGGCCAGCAGCAGCGGGGGCGCCAAACAAACTGCCCAGGGCACCGCCAGCGATCTGGACCGTGGCCTGGATCAACGGCTTGAACACCAGCGTGCGCGCCAGATTCTTCAGGTATTGACCGAATGATTGACCGCCCTGCATCAACTGGTCAGCCAGGCTCTGCCCGATCTGGTCCACACCCTTCTGCCACTCCGAGGTGCTGGCCTTTGCCGCGTCGGCTGAGGCTTCGCGCGAAGCCTTCACCGAGGTCAGACCCAGGCGCTCGCGCAGCAGCTCGATTTCCTGCTGGAGCAGCGCGTGCTCCATGGTCATGGTGCCGGTGAGCGCGGCCGAGCGCTCCATCTCGGCCAGCTGCTGCTCCTTGCTCAGGATGATGGCCATCTGCCGCTGCTCGATGACCACGCGCTGCTGCTCGGCGCTCAGCCCGATCAGCTCGATCTCGTCGCGCAGCGCTTGGTTGCTGGCCGTCAGCTCCTCGACTGTCTTGCCCTGTGTGGTCATCCACTCCTGGCGGTACTTGCGTTCCTCCTCGGCCAGCTTCAGGGCCTTCTGCCGGGCCTCGTTTTCCTTCTCCAGCGTCTTGAGGGTCTTGAGCTTGGCTTCGATGTTGGCGCGCTCTCCCGCATTGAGCCCCTTGAGCGAGCCCAGCAGATCCTGCGAATACTTGATGCGCAGCTTGTCGGCTTCGCCCAGCTTCTCCCCGCCGGAGATCTCCAGGCGCTGGGAGGCAATCTTTTCCTCGATGGAATCGACCAGGTTGCCATAGGCCGTGTGCAGCTGCTTGGCCGAGCTGGCACGGGCCTTGGACGATTCGTCCTCCTTGTAGTTTTCCTTGGCCAGCTTGCTGACCAGGTCCACATACGTCGCCTCTGTGATGCGGCCGGCCTGGCGCAGCTCGTTGAGTTTTTGCAGCTGCGGCAGGTAGTCCTTGTTGACGCCGTAGAGCTTCTGGCGGATCTCCAGCAGAGCCTGCTCCGCGTCCGCATCCTCCTGGGCCTTCTTCGCGGCAGCCTCTGCAGCGGTGGGCGGATTGATGGAGCCACGCCCGCCGCCAGCGCCCTTGCTGCTGGCGTTGAGCATGTCCAGCTCGGCCCGCAGCTTGGCGATCTGGTCCTTGCGCGCCTCGATGGTCTTGGCGATGTTGTCCGCGCCAGCCGTGCGGCCACCCGCCACGGCGCGCGCCATGGCCGCCTCGGACCGCTCGTTCTCGACGCGCAAGGTGGCAATCGCGTCCTCGATGCCCGCAGCTGTCTTGGCGTACATATTGACTGCCGCCACGCCAGCACCAGCCACCACTCCAACACCCAGCAGCGCAAGCGTCACCGGATTCGCGGCCAGCACAGCCGCCAGCGTGACGATGGCGCCCTTGACCACACCGATGGCCCCGCCCACGGCCACCAGGCCCGCCGCTGCAGCCGCGCCGCCAGCAGCACCCAGGAAGGTCATCACCACACCCTGGTGGTTCTCGACCATCTTGCCCAGCCCATCGATGGCGTCCGTGACCAGGCGCACGCCGCCGGCAGCCTTCTCCGAAAAACCCGTGCTCTCGTTGATGGTGCGGAACAGTTCGTCCCAGGAGTCACCCAGGGCAGCAATGGCGCCGTCCAGGGTCTTGGCACGCTGCTCCATGGCGCCGCCGAAGGCGGTGTTTCCGATGTTCTCCAGGTAGTCGGTGATGTCCTTGGCCGAGTTCTTCACCCGGGTCGTGACGCCCTGGAAGGTGAACGCCACCATGTCGCCCTGCTTGGACGCCTTGATGCCGAATTCCTTGAGGCGCTCGAATTCGCCCGTGGCCGCATCCGCCACGGCCTCGATCATCTGCATGAGGCTCTTGCCCATGCCGGCCGCCGTGTTGCCGAAGCTGGTGAGCTTGGCCTGGGTGGGATCAAGGCCCATGGCCTTCATCTTCACGAAAGCCTCGGTAGCCTGGGCCAGCCCATAGGGCGTGTCCTTGGCAAAGGTCTTGATCCAGGCCATCTCCCGGCCAGCGGCCTGGGCACTGCCCGTGACCGTGACCAGCGAGCTGTTGAGCACGTCGAATTCGCGCTGCACCGATACCAGCTTGCCGACGAACGCCGTGACGGACACGCCGGCAAACACTCCACCGAGCAGCGTGCCCAGACGCCCCAGCGAGCCGGCCATGCCATCGACCATGCCCGTGACGGTGCGCTTGGACTTCTCGACCTCGGCCTGCAGCTGAGAGCTGTCGCCCGTGATCAGGAACCGCAGGTAGTTGATGTTGCTGGAGCCGATCATGCAGCCCCCTGCAGGTCACTTCGGCGCGCGCCGGAACGAGCGCAGCATGTCGCCCAGGCCGCTGGACACGCGCTCGCGCCGCTCCTCCGCTTGCTCGGGCGACTCATCGACACTACCTGGCCGTGGGGCGCCAGGGTCCTTTGCTGCGTCAACGGCGTCCAGGCAAATGCGGGAAAGTGCACACAGCGCTTTGCCCTCCCACGGGCTGAGCCGCACGCCGTGGATGGACTGCCAAGCAACCAACTGTTCATAGCCAATGGGCATGCTGCCCATGGCCGATTTGATGAAGGGCCCCAGGTCGAAGAACACTTCGAGGAGATAGCCGGCCGGGCCAGGGTCGGGCAAGTCAGGCTCACGGCCTTCTGCCATGATTTCCTCGATGCGTGTGATCCTGGGTTCATCATCTTGCTGCTGGGTCTTTTTTCCGTTCTTGGGCTTGAGCGGGGCGTTGAGCCACGCCCATGTGCGCACGTAGAGGCTCAGTCCTTCGGCGCACTCTTGGAAAAATTTGCCCAGTCCGCCGCAAAGGCGTTGACCTGGTCAGCTACCCAGCCGGCAGCGGGGTCCGCATACAGAGCCTGCATCCCTTCGCGCACAGGGCGTCCTTCCAGGTCCAGGCCTTCGACGGAATGCGTGATGTCCGCCAGCAGCGCTGCGGTGTCGGCAGTGCGCTCCTCGGGCGTGCGCTCTTCCAGCGCGCGGCGGTTCTTCTTGACCAGCGCCATGACGCGGCGCTGGGCGCCCAGCTGGGCCTTGCGGTAGGGCTCCGAACCGGGGCCGTACACATGGATCAGCACGGGCTGCTCCACAGCCCCAGCGCCTTTGGCGGGGTCCTTGAAGTACAGGAGTTCGCCGGCAGCATCCTTCAGATGCAGGGCAGCGGTGTCGGCAACGCGGAGTTGGGAAAGTTTGAGCATGGTGGTGGCGATGAAAGAAAGACAGAGGGGCATGCCACCCGGCCGCAGCCGGGCAAGGCAGCGGCGAATTACTCGGGGATGAAGCTGGCCTGCACGGCCACGTTGGCGAGCACGTTGGCATCGGAGCGCGGGTTGTCCGTGCTGTTATCGCTCCACTCCTCGAACTTGAAGCCGGCCGCGGCCTGCGCGAACACGGGCTTGCCCGTGGCGCCCTGCAGCACGGTCTGGCCTGCGACGCCCACGATGGAACCATTGGCGCCTGCCGTGTAGGCAAGGGTGAACGAGATGGCCGGCACTTCGATGATGTCGTTGTCGATTTCCAGCTGTGCCGTGTGCGCCGTGATGGAATCGACGCTGCCCACGTTGAGCTTGAAGCTCATGCACTGCGCCGTGAAGTAGTGGCTCGAACCGTCCTGCAGCCGGATGCAGTAGCTGTAGCTGTCGTCGGACACGGAGGCGGCCTTCAGCAGAACCTGGCCCTCGTCGTTCATGTCGCGGGCCATGGGCACGGACAGGCTGCCATCATTGAAGCTGCCTTTGCGCTTGACGATGCGGCGGGTTGCCAGGGGCGAATGCGTGGCCTGGTTGTATTCCCGGCCCAGTTCGGCCAGGTCGGTGATCTCTGCGATCTCTTTGAAGGCCAGGGCCTGGAAGCCGGCAGCATCGTAGGATGCTGGCCGGGCGGCGCAGATCAGCAGCTTGCTGCCGGCCGAGGTACGAACGTTTTGGACTGCCATGGTCGTTTCCTTTCAGGGATGGGATGCCGGGCCGCGCGGGGCGCCCTCGGCGGTGAGGTATCGGCACAGCCACATGCCGCGCACGATGTAGATGGGCTGGGTAGCGGCGTCGTCCCACTGCCCCCGGATGCCGCGCAGGCGCGGTGGGGCGATCAGCAGGCCGTGCAGCACGCCATCAGCAGCAGGCCCCATGCGCTCCTCGATCTGCGCATGCAGCTCCATGGCCTGCTCGCGCGCCTGGTCGCCCGTGGCGATGCTGGTGACATCGACCAGGAATTCCCGGTGCAGCGTGGCCAGGCCACCGCGCCCACCCGAGAGGGGTTCGATGCCCTCATCTGCCGCGCTGATATCAATGGCTGGCAGGGCACTTACCGGATATGCGTTGCGACCTTCGATGCGGACCTTGTCGCCAGCCAGGGTGGCCGCGAGGACAAGATCCACGCGCCAGGCGGCCAGGATCTGCTGTTGCATGTGCTGCGCCATGTCAGGCCTCCTCCAGCTGCAGCAGCACCCAGCCGGACTCGTCGGGCTGGGGCGGCTCGGCGATCCTGTAGGTGACCTGGTCGATCTCGATGGGCTCGTCCTGGGCGATGCCAGGCACCATGTCTGCGGGCAGCCGGCAGGCCAGGACATAGGCGCCCACCATGCCCAAGGCCTCGCGCGGGCCGCGCCGCAGGATGACGCCGAAGGGCTCGCCGCCCTGCCAGACGGCCACCGCATTGGCGTGGTGCCGCTGCTGGGCTGAGCGCACGCGCCCTGCCCGCTCGGCGCCTGGGATGAGGAGGAACGTCATGCCAGTACCCGCTCCGCTCAGGCCGCGACGGTGCCGATGACGCCGGGCAGGCAGACGGCGCCCTGCGTGGCCGCGCTGTCGGCCGCCTCGAAGGCGAACGCCGCCCCAGTCACGTCGCCAGCCGTGGCCGCGCCGCCAACGGCGAATACGCCGGTTTCGACATCCCAGCGCAGGGGCTGGCCCTGCGTCCACGCGGTGCCTGCAGCCTTGGGCAGGACAAAGACGCCCACGCGCTCGGCGTTGTAGGGCTCGCCGACCTGGGCCGGGCCATTGGCCACGGCGAGGATGGCACCGATGGCCACGGGCTGGCCAGCAGCCACTGAGGCGGCAGCTGCCAGGACCTCGATGACGTGGCCGCGCTGTTGGTAGTTTTTCATGGGTTGGACTCCTGAAAGCGTGTGAGTGGATGGCGGCGCGCTCAGGCGCCGTTGCTCTTGGCCAGGCCGTGCCAGTCCAGGCTCTTGGCCGCAAAGTCCAGGCTGGCGCGCAGCTTCACGCCGTCCACGTCTTCGCTGGAGAAGGTCTCGGTGCGCAGACCCTCGTAGCCGTCCACGTAGGCGTACTCGACGGTGTCGATCTGGCCGGCGCGGGCCGCCAGGTAGAACGCGGTGCTGGACACGTCATCCAGCAGCGGCTCCACGATGGGCTCCAGCGCCGTGCGGCCGCCCGTGCGGAACTCGTTGATGTCGCCGGACTTGGTGGGCTGGTAGTTCGGGCTGGTGAACTGGTAGGCCAGGGTCTCCAGGTCGGAGGGGACCAGCAGGTAGGCCGGAGCGATGTTCAGCGCCTCCTCGTCCCGGCCCTTTTGCTTGCGCATCAGCGTGCGCAGGCTGGACAGTGCTTCCAGCGAGAACTTGGCGCCTGCGCCGGTCAGCAGGTTCTTGTGCTCGGCACCGAACAGAGGTTCTCCATCCGACATGACCGGGTTCCCCAGGATCTGTCCATAGACCAGGCGGTTTTCAAGGCTCCGCGCTGCGGCGGCAAATTTGGTCCCTGTGCGTGTCAGGGAGTCCAGATCGTCATTGACGATCATCTGGCGGGTGATGGCCAGCGAGCGGCCGAACGTGAAGGCGCGGTAGCCCGTGACATCCTCGGAAAGGCTGCCGTAGGTGTACTCGCCGTGCTCGTTGAGCTTCTTGAGTTCGACATCACCGCCCACGCCGATAGCCTGGCGGATGCGGAAGTCCGGCAGGTTGGAGGCACGGCGCGCCCACAGTTGGTAGGTGCTGGGCGCCTCGTCATAGGCCGCACGCAGCACGCGCTGGCCCACGCCACCGAGCAGCGCAGGAAAGTCGCCCGTGCCCAACATGCCGGAGCGCACGCGCAGCGCCACGTTGACGATCTCGGCGCGACTCATGCCGCGTGTCTTCTGGCCCAGGCCTTCGGCCACCTCGCGCGCCATCTCCACCAGCGACAGCGAGCGGTACTGGCGGCCGTTGTCGTCCAGCTGCGCGCCAGGGTCCAGGCGGTGCATGAGCGCGTTTTCGATGCCGCGCATGCGGGTTTCGTGCTCGTCGCCCACGGTGCGGATGGTGGTTGTGGGTCCGCTGGCGTTGGCCTGGCTGCGCTGGTCCAGCGCCGTCAGCACGGCGGCGCGAGCCTGGTCCATGGTGGACTGGTTGCGCAGCAGTTCGGTCTGCAGATCGGCCAGGTTGTGGCGCTGGCACAGCGCAACGATGTCGGCGGCGCGCTGGCCGTCGAAAACTGCGGCGGGCGCGTGCTGCTGGCCACCCTCGGCTTGACGGTTCTGCGGGTTCTGCGCGACGTTGGCGGCCGGAGTGGTGTTGGCGGTCTGGCCGCCTTCACCGGCTTGGTTTGCTTGGGGCATACGTTGGTGCTCCTGGGTGGTGGGTTGGGCGGCTGCCCGTTGAAAGAACTCGCACGGCATGCCGCCCTGGGGCGCTGCACCGGACGGGGCCTGGGAAGTGGGTGCGCTGCGCGTGCCGGCGTTGGGGTCGGCAGGCACAGTGACGAAAGAGATTTCCTGCGGAGTCCAGGCGACTGCGCGGTAGAGATCGACGTTGATGCCGTCCGTGCGGTCCTGGGCGCGGGTGATTTCGTAGCGCTGGACGCTGTAGCCGAAGCTGATGGCGCGGATGATCCCGGCGCGGATGTCGGCCACGATGCCGGCCAGCTCGGGACGCTGGCTCAGCCGGATCACGGCCCGGCCTTCACCACCTTCGATCCAGCCGCGCTCGGCAATGCCGAGGATGGCAGCCACGCCGCCATAGGCGCGGTGACCGTCCAGCACCTGGACAGTGCCGGCGTCAAAACGGGCCATGTCCACGGCTTCGGGGGTGATCTGCAGGTCCTCGTCGTAGGGACGGTCGTTCCACCAGTCATAGCGGCGCACCATGGCGCCCGTGGTCCAGACCACCTCGACCGTACCGTCGGCCTCGTTGTAGGTGTCGGGAACCAGGCTTGCGGCGCGCGTCTGCACCGGCAAATCGTGGATCTGGGGCGCGGAAGATTGGGCGTTGGCTTGTGGCATGGCGCTCAGTTTTCCGGTTTGACTGTCTCAAATCCCGGAAAACTGAGACGATTTCACTTCTGCCCCTGCCCCTCCATCTGGGCCACTAAGTCAATGGGGTTCTGCGCGCCCCACAGCGCAGCCAGCAGGGGCAGGATGCCGCGATCACGCAGCTGCACCAGGTCGCCCTCCAGCTCGCTGAAAACGGCCTCAGGGTCATAGCCCCTGCGCCGGATGACTTCGCTGATGCTCTGCATGCCGCCCTTGACGGCGCTCAGGTCGCTGGCCACGTCCTGCACAGGGTTCGGGCTGGCCCAGCGCGGCGTGCTCCAGTCCGGCGCAGCCACGTTGGCCGGCACCGTGGCAACCAGATCCACGGCCGCCAGGAACCAACGCGCAATGGGCGCGCACAGGCGCGGTACGGTGACGCGCCACTGCTCGGATTCGACCTCGGCCCGGAACTGGTTCATGCTCATGCGCGAGGTACTGAAGTTCACCTCCGTCAGGTCGCCCGTCATCAGCTCGTAGGGGCAGCGATAGCCTGCGGCCACCTCCTTCCAACCCCCTTTCATGTAGTCGCCAAAGCCCGGCACGGCCTTCGGCTCGATGAAGGTGGGATTGGTCATGCCCGGCGGCAGGCCCACGATGCCGCCGCCAGCAAGATCTCCCAGGTCCATGAGGCCGGGCTTCTGCCCCCCAGCCTCCTCGGGCAGCAGCGGCGGCATGCCGCCAGCCCCTTCCATCTCGGCCAGCACCCCCATGCGAGATTCCAGCTGCTTGCGCTGCAGCTCGGAATCTCCGTAGGTATGCAAGTCGCGCACCTTGGCGATGATTGGCGCCAGGCGCGTGATGCCGTCCTGCTGGCCGGCGCGCTCGGGATCAAAGAAGTGGATGATTTCCTCGGCCGGCACGCGCTGGCTGGTGCCGCTGCGGCCCAGGGTCCACATGCCGGCATCACCGGGGTGGCGGTCGAACAAGTAGTAGGCCAGGCGCTGGCCGCGCTTGTCGTACTCGATGCCCCGGATGATCTCGCGCCCGCCGGCCAGCACGCCGTTGCGCTCCACGTCCAGAAAATCGATCTCCAACAGCTGCAGCTTGAGCGGCACCGTGGAGCCCATGCGCTGGATGTGCTTGCGGATGAGCACGGCGCCGTCCACGTCGCGCGTGCGCTCGGCCTTGTACTGAAGGCCGTAGAAGTCCAGCAGACCGTCATAGTCGGCATGGGGCACCCATTCGCGCCAGCGTTTGGCCAAGCCATCGTCGGCCCACACCGGCACGATGCCCTGGCCCACGCGCATGGCGAGCACGGCATTGACGGCGCGCACGATGTTCGGCACGTTCTGCGCGAGTGAGCGCGCACGCATGCGCAACTCGCGCGCATCGGCGGCGTGGTCGGCAGTGGGGCTGGCCCCCGAGCGCTTGACGCGCCAGCCATCGGCGCGGCTGGCACCCTCGTAGGCGCGCACCAGCATTTCGCGGGCGACCTGGCGGCGCACGCCCTGCGCGGGCGAGAAATAGCCGACAACACGGTCAACCAGCGTAGGGGTTGCCCTGCGGGGCACGGTACGGCGCTGCATGATCAACGGTCCCGCAGGCCGGCGAAGCGAAAGCGCGCCACCAGGGCGCGCGGCTGGCCGGTGCCGGCCAAGGCCGAAATCTGCGTGTGCAGATCGCGGCGCGCGCCCATCATCTCGTCCAGGCTGCGATAGGTGACCGAGGCGCCATCCTCGGTCGTGATGGTGCGCTCACCACTGTGGATGGCGGCATTGAGGCGCGCGAGGCGCATCTGAAGGTCTTGGAGCGTGCTCATATGCCGCACGCTACCGGGGCAACTGTCTCATTTCCCGGAAACCTGAGACGGTTTCAGCCGGGCTGCTTCAGGTGCCGGTACACCGTGGCACGGCTGATGCCCAGCGTGCGCGCCACGGCCGTGGCATTGCGCCCATTCCAAAGCCGCAGCACCTGCCGACGCTCCTCGGCCTTGTCCACCGAGGACCTGGCAGGGATGTAGGCATCCTGGCCGGCGAACTCCCGGCGCAGCTGAAGCTGGATACGCTCCATCGCGGCAGGGCTGCCGCGCAGCTCGGGTAACAGCTCCACCAGATAGTCAAACATGCGATCCACCAGATCGGGCGCGAAATCGGCCTCTGGCATTGCGGAACTCTTGGCCGCATCGGGGGCCATGTGGGGTGCTGGGGCGTTGGTCTTTGGGGTCATGGGGCTACCAGGAACGGGAGAAACCGCCGTTGCGGCGAACGGGTGCCGCACGGCGCGGCGCGGGGGCCGGCGCACGGGGCGCGGTGGTGGTGGAAACGGGTGGCGCGTCCGACGTGGTCGCAGCCGTGGGAGCCGGCGGCGCCACGCTGGCGGGCGCCTCGGGTGGGCTAAAAAGGTCGCGGGCAGGCTGCACCATCTGCTCGACCTGCGACCAGCGCGCATCGGTGTACTTGTGCAGGCCCTGGGCCATGGCCGCGTGGATGGCGTAGTTGCGGCAGTCCAGGTCCTCATTGCGCTGGCGGCGCTTGACCCAGCGGTAGGCCTCGCGGCCCTGGACCTTGGCCAGGATGCGCTGTTCGGCGGTCAACTGCTCGAAGAACTCGCGCGGCAGATCCTCGCTAAAGTGCACGCACCCCGGGCCGGCGTCCGTGATCGCCAGCTGGCCCAGCAGCAGATCCTTGGCGTTGTCCACGCCCACCAGCCAGAGCTTGATGCCCTGCTTGATCTTCTGGCCGCGCCAGTCCATGTCCTGCATGCTGGCCGGCCCGACGATGGGCCGGTTGTCGTTGTTGTCGCCCTTGATGGCGCGCAGGTTGGGCAGCATGTGCTGGTGCGTGCGGACATAGTTGTAGACCGCCTGTGTCTGGTCGGACGAGTCGATGCTGATGGCGCTCAGGCCCAGGCTGCCACCGTGCCAGGCCTGGCGGTAACGGCGCTGCAGGTAGGCCGTCACAGGCGCCCAGTCGCCCTCGCTGGAAGGATTGCCCTCGATGATGTGGCGGTCCACGATCCAGCTTTCCATGCCGCGCGCCCAGGCCCAAACGTTGATCTGCCACCAAGTGCGCTGCACGTCCACGCCGGCCGTCAGGACCAGGCCGCCCACGGGCACCGTGCCGATGGCATAGGGTTCGGCGCGGGCCTGCAGCACATGGTCGTCGGTGCCCTCACCCTTGAGTTCCCAGGCCTGGCCCAGCGTCTCGTTGGTGAACGAGGTCATGGGGCCTGCATCACCCTCCTGCAGGGCGCGGTGGGCCTTCTCGAACTCGTCCACGGTGGACGCCCAGGTGCGCTGCGGGCTGTACGCGGCCCAGATGTGCACGCCCAGCGTGCGCGGGGGCCTGCATGGCGCGCCATCGGCAGTGCGCCAGATGCGGTCGGCGCCGAAGCGGCGGCCAGAACGCCGGCACACCCAGGCACCCGTCAGCGGCCAGCCACCGGGCAGGTATTCGGCCTGGCTGATGGACTCGCGGCAGTGGGGGCACATGTGGCGCACCGTCTCGGGCTTGCCGGCCTCCCATTTGAAGCCGTGCATGGCCTCCTTGCCGCCCCAGGTCAGGGGGTGCTCTGCCTCGCAGCGCGGGCACTCGATCAGGTAATCGACCTCGTCCTCGGAATCCTCGCAGGCGCGGCTGACGTGGCACAGGCCCTTGATGCCGGGCGTGCTCCCGCCGATGAACTTGGGGTAAGGAGCGCCCTCCAGCCGGCCCTTGGCCAAGGTGCCGGGCGAGCCTGCCGACTTGTCCTTGCTGCCGCCGATGGTCTGGTCGAACGCCGTCCATTCGTCCAGGATGGCCACGGCCACCGTGATCCGGCGATAGGCCCGAGCCGCCTTGCCGCCCAGCAGGTGCAGCACGCTGTCGCGGAAAGGCTTGTACTTGATGGTCTCCTCGACCCGGCTGCCTTGCTTGCGGGCCGCGATCACCGAAGGCACGCCGTCCTTGCTGTCCAGCAGGGGCTCGATCTCGGTCTTGACGAAGCTGTCACGGTCGTCGTCCGTGGGCTGCCACAGCGCCTGCTTGCGTCGGCGGTGCGCGATGTTGTAGCAGACGAAGGCGGTAATCATCTTGGAGTAGCCGACGCGCTTGGACTTCTTGACGGCCAGTTCCTCGATGCGGTCATCGGACATGAAGTCCAAGATCCCGATCTGAAACGGCCATGCCACCCAACCGCCCTTCTGGTGGCTGGATTCGCCGGCCAGCAGGAAGTGGTCGGCTGCCCATTCGGACAGGGTCTGGGGCGGATCGGCCCGCAGGCTGGACAGGCCCAGCTGCGCAGCGGTCTGGATGGCGGAAATCGCCTCTCTCGACAGGGGTGCGCTCAAAATGCAGCCTCCTCGTCCAGCTCATCCTCGTCTGGTGCCTCGGCCATGGCCGCCACGCGCTCGCCGATCAGTTTGGACGTGACCCGAATCCACTCATTGCGGGCATCGGCCAGCACGCGCAGCACCGTGACACGGGCATCCTCGGGCAGATCCGGGCAGGCCTTGCGCAACTGGCCCTCGATCTGGTCCATGCGGTCCACCACCGCCGAGCTGGCCAGGCCAAGCACGTCCGCCAGCGCGCCGATGGGCGCGAATTCGCCACGGGCGACGGCGTTTTTCAGGTCCTGGGCCTCGCGCTGCGAGCGCGCCAGCGCCGCACGTTCCTGGACCAGGTCCAGACCACCCAATCCAGCCGAGGCCCGGCCCGCCGCTTGGTCGCGCAGGCGCTCACAGTAGCCCAGCAGCCATTCGTGGCCCGTATCGCCCCGAACAATCGCGCCTTCGCTCACCAGCTGGCTCACGCGGGCCTCGCTGACACCGATCAAAGCCGCAAATTCTGCTTGCGAAATAGGAGCATCAAAGTAAGGCAGGACCTTCACTTAACCCCCTTAGGAAGGTTGCGCAACAGTCCGAGAGCGCGGCTCGAATTACCCGCTTCCAAGTGGGCCAAAAAGGACCCGCGATTCTGCCTATTTTTTGAGCACGTCGAGAGGGGCGCCGCCGCGCCGATGAGGGTGCGCACCGTCATGCCGACACCCCCTGACGCTCGGCCAGCAGCGCATGGACTGCCGCCTCGTAGTCCGCGAACGCCCGTCGCAGGCCCTGCCCCGCTCGCGCATCGCACCAGTCGTCGTAGCCCGACATGCCCAGGCTGGCCGCCATACCCTCGACGCCACTGCGCGTGTCTGCCCAGTTGTCGGGCTGCTGCCCGTCGCCTGCCGCAGAGGCCAGCATCACCACGTCCTTCCAACGCTGCTCACGCACCCAGCGCAGCAGGCTGGGGCAGGCCTTGCCATCCTTCGCCGCCAGCAGTCCACGCTGCTGCTCAGCGGCAGCCAGCAGCTCCTCGGCCGTCACGTCGCCACGAGCGATGGCATCAGCCACGGCGTCGGCCACGTCCACCAAGCGAGTGCGCCGCTGCTCCGGGAAGCTGCCTGCAAGTGCCGTGGCGATAGCCAATCCACCGTTCGCCCCCCCTGCAGGGGGGTTGGGGGGTAAGTATTGGTTTTGGTTCTGGTTCTGGTTACCCGTGTCATCGCCGTGACGAGGCGTGACACCACCCGTGACATCACCGTGACGTGGCGTGACATTGCCCGTATCACCACCAAGCCAGTCCGTGCCATTCAACGTGACACTGGTATCTGTCACGACGATTCCATGCTGACGGCACAGAGCCATCAGATCTGCAGCCTTCGCCTTGGCAGCAGGCACGACACCCAGGGCACGCAACGCAGAAAAGATAGCACTACGCCTAGCCCTGCTGCGCTTCTGCCGCAGGTGCTCATTGCTCTTGACCTCGTTGCGCCCCTCCTGCTGCTGGCGGAACTGGGCCACGATCTGCTCACATTCGTCGTTCTGATATCGGCCATCGGGCAGCTGCGTAAAGAACTCGGCAAGCACGAACTGCAGGGCATCGATCTCTTCCGGTGACCGGCACAGCAGGCGCCGCGCCAGCAGATCGAAACTGGAGCCGTCCAGCGCTGCCTCGGTGTCACAGTACATGTCACGCATGTCACGGTAGATGGCCCGCTCCAACTTTGACAAGTGCCGTGTCGCGGTGTTGAAGTCGCCGATGTGGTGGGGGTAGTGATTCATGCCTGCTCAACCTTCGATATCAATTCAGTCTGTCAACGTCGCCTGCTGCAGGCGGCAGCGCACAGGCTTGACCAGGCGATGCGGCGGCAGGGAGCAGGCCCGCGCCGCCACCTCTTCCACGCGCTTGGCCGCGACCAGCGCATTCACCGTGCTGGCCACGCTGGAGATCTCCAGCCATTCGCCCGTGCACTCGTTGTGGAAGTCCCGCAGCTCTCGCCGGCTCAGGGCGAGCTGCCCCCGGCGGTGGGCCTCGGCCAGGCTGCTGTACAGCCGTTCGTTGAGGCGTACCCGCGTGGCATTGCCAATGGCGGAAAACGAATCCGCCTTGGTGTCATGCGAGGTCACCTGATGGGTGGTGTGTTGCATGTCTATCTCTCCTGATATCTGCCGGGCCGTCAGCCCTGACTGGCTTTCTTGAATGCGTCGTAGACGCGGCCACGGACCCAGCGGGGAATCAGCTCATCGATGCCCGAGCGCTTGCGCACCCCGTCCAGGCTGATGCGGGGCTTGTAGTTGCCGCCGCGCACGAACATCAGCACTGGCCGAACGTCTGCGCCGCCGGTGCCGGTCACCGCCCAGATGCCAGGCGGCAGATTGGATGCACGCCTGTCGTACTCACCGCGTGCCGTAGCCCGTGCACCGCCACGCAGGCGGCCATAGGCCACGATGTAGCGGATGCCCTTCACCGGCCCCATGAAGCGCGCGCCCTTGCCGCCGCGCTGGTGCAGGGCCTGCATGCGCCCCTTGGTCATGTTGGCCCGGTAGCCCTGCTCGCCGAAGGCCTGGAAGTAGGCAATCAGCTGTACCAGGGTCGAGCCCTTGAGATTCCCGCGCCCGTCATCGCTTCCCGGGTAGGGAGTGGCGGGGATCGCGGTCTGGTAGCCAATGGGCAGGATGCCGGCTGTGCGCAGAGCTTTCTCGCTGCGCTTGTCACGGCGCCGGCCGCCATCCTCCTGAGCGGCGAGGATCTGCTGCGGGTCCACACCCTTGCCGCCCATGTAGGTAGGCGCCACCAGGGCATTGAGATCGCCGGCCGTGGCCTTCTTGACCACCTGCACGGACTGCAGCACGTAGCCTGTGGGTCTGTCAAAAACGCTCTGCATTTCAGAGCGCATGGAATTCTTGACGCGGCCCGCACCCATGTTGATGGCCTCGGCCGTGGCCTGAGCAATCTGCCCGCCATCCAGGCCGGCCAGGGCACGCTTGTACCGATCACCGCCCTCAGGCTTGATATCAATACGCATTGCCACCTCCAGGGGTGGCAGCCAGGCGCTGCTGTGCCGAGCGGGCCAGGTACTGCGCCATGACCGTGAGTTCCTGCACCTGGCGATCCAGGCGCCGCACGGCATTGCGCGACGGCTGCCGGTGCGCATCAGCTGCGGCGCGCGTGACCTCGGCCACGGCGGACTGGAAATGCATGAAGGCCTCCACCGGATCGCCCTCGGCCTGGTCTGGCAGGCTGCGCCGGCACTCGAAACCGAGTTCGCTGGCCATTGCATGCAGCACCGCTGCATTGCCCGTCACCACCTGCAGCCGCACGGATTCGCGCAGCGTCAGGTGGTGGGTGTCGTTGTTGGTGTTGAGCTTGTGCTGCAGCGTGCCGGCGTTGATGCCCATGCGCACCGCCAGGGCCTTGATGCCGCCCTGGCTGGTCTGCGCGATCAGATAAGCCGCGTCGAGCACGTCCATGCCGGCGGCAATGTCGGCTTGAGGCTCACTTTCGACATAGCCAGGGGCGATGCCAACTGAGAAAGTTGCACTCATCAGCACAACCCCTTACGAGCCAACGACATGACCCACAGCACAGCACCCGCAACGCCCACAGCAGACACCATCGGCAGCCCCCAATGGGCGCAGGCCCTGGAGCTGTTCCTGGGCCAGATTCTCGAAGTCTTGGAGGGCGAAGGCAGTGCCGGATTCAGCGCGGCCGCGCTGGCCCGCTGGAGCGAACTGTGCTGCCAGCGCCTGCAGGAGACCGGGAGCGCCACGCCAGGGGTGATCGCACAGCTGCGCGCAATTGCCTCTCGGGTCGCTGCGTGACGCCCCCAGCAGGCGCCCGCCCATGCCCTGGGTACGATGGAAGCTCTCACACCACCACCAATATCGCCAAGGAGGGCGGACATGCAGGAAAACGAAAAGCACTCAGCCACGCCAGACGAGCGCCTGGACGCCATCGAGACAATGCTGGGCCACTTGATATTTCTCATGGAAGCCGAGCCCAACTTCACAGCAGAGGCCCTGGTGGACTGGATCGCACTCTGCCGCGAGCGGGAACGGCATCACGGCATTGCGCACGCGCGGTCGCAGGTAGTGTTTGCCCAGCTGTGCGAGAGGCTTCAGCTTGTCGAGGGCAGTCAACCGGAAGCAGACGAAGCAGCAAAGCAAGCAGCTCGCTTTGCTCTACGCCAATATCGCAACCCGCCTGCAGCGTAAGCAAACGATCTCGCTCCACACGAGCTTCCAGCAAAGAGCAGTACACGACCCTCAAACTGACGCCGAAGCGCCGGGCAACTCCTCGCACGTTGCCACCATCAAAGGCACGCAGGACCTCAAGGGCGAATGCATCAACCATGGGGCACCTCCTCAACCTGGGTTGCGGGCTGCGCCTGCCCTGCAGTTGGCTCCATGGCTTGACACCCACCAAGCGGATCGGCGGCGCGTTGAGCTCGCCAAAGTGCGGCCTCGACACGATCAACCACGCGGCGGGACAAACGCTCCGGCCACTGGTTCACCGCTTGGTACGTTACCCCGACAGCCTTGGCGGCTGCTGCGACGGAGCCGCCCAGCTGTTGGATTGCTTCGGTCTTGTTCATAGCAATCATTGAATCATGATTCAGTACACAAAGCAATCACAATTCACTCGCGCCGACGCACATTTGAACCATGGTTGAATTTTCTGCACGCCTTAGGCAGGCGATAGATGCGCGCGGCGTGACCGTGACTGAACTGGCTCGCGGCATGGGTGTTACCTACCAAGCCGTAAAACGCGTACTTGATGGTCTCTCGAAGTCCTTCAGCGCGGAGAACAATGCCAAGGCTGCGGCCTTCCTGCGCGTCAGCCCAGACTGGCTCGCTACAGGGTTAGGTTCTATGGAGCTTTCCAGGTCAGAACCGGCCGAGATCGATTTAGAGAACAACCCCGATTACCCAGCAATTCGGCGCGTACGGTTCAAACTTTCAGCTGGCGTAACCGGCTTCGGCGTCGATCTCTCAGATGAATCAGGAAATCCATTGGCTTTCCGGAAGGACTGGTACGAACAGCGTGGATACAGGCCCAGTGATTTATTAGCAACCACGATTGTTAATGGAAGTATGGAGCCGGGTCTGTATCACGGGGATACCGTAATCGTAAACACCGCTCAGACTCAGCCAAAAGATGGCGTAGTTTTTGCAGTGAATTATGAAGGAGAAATGGTCGTCAAGCGCCTTATTCGTGATGATGGCCAATGGTGGCTTTCATCGGACAATCCAGACCAAAGGAGATATCCCCGAAAGGTATGCCATGAGGATGTCAAGTTAATTGGTGAAATCGTTCACAAACAGAGTGAACGCATCTAGCGCGATTTTCCAACAAGGCACTCTAATGCGAACCTGCTATTTTATTGCTGCACTGATATCATATCCATTGATTGCACTATCTCAGCCTTCTGATATTTTAATTGAGGCATGCAACGCGTTTCCTGATGCAGCCAAGAGACTAGAATGTCTAAAATCTGCGATGGCGAAGGGACAATCCAGCTCGGAGAATCCGGCATCATCATTAAAAAAATCATTCATTGATATAAGAGCGGGACTAAGCGCGGGCATTTCCTACAATGGTTACCAATCTTCCATTATTGAGCTGTCAAAATCAATTGAAAACTTCAAACAAAACGTTCTCATAAAGAATCCAGAATCTTTTCTTGCCCTAGATAATTCTCTAAGAGCCTATAAGGATGCTGGGATATTGTGGGTAAGATCGATTGAATTTTTCACAAAGAATGGGAATTCAACAACTTATAGAGGCGCGCTTCCGATTAGATTAACAGATTCACAATGGATTGTTGACAGATATAATCTAGCAACGGTAAAAGCAGATGTCTGGGGCATAGAAACCGGAATAGACGCTGACGCAGCACGCGAAAAAATCCTAGCACTTGCAAAAGACTACGAAGACTCAGCATTTGATTACTTAGATAATCGGTCTTCCGTCACTAAAACTAAGAACGACCTAACTCCACAAAGTGCCAGTTCGACATACATGGAGTTTTCCGGACCAGCACTGAGGACTGCGGTCACCAATGTTGCAAGAAGCGAGCAGTGCCATCCAAAATCAGGAATATCTCCAGAACAGATCAAGAAGAATTTCGCCTTGTATGTACTTGAATGCCAAGATGGCACAATTTTGAAAATATCGTGCTCCGATGGAGCATGTAGAGCATCTAGTAGGTGATAGCGGATAGCTAGCCTCAGTCCAACGAGACCGAGACAAGCCACCACTACGCGCCGGCACAGGCCTCCGCCGTCCCTCGATCCTCAGCCCGAGCCCGAGCCCGCCAAACGCGGGCTTCTTTGCGCTCAACCTAAGGCAGGCACCACCCTCGGAACCTTGCCACAAAGTGGCAAAAGTGAACACTAGTTCAAAAAATACTGAATCATGATTGACCAAAGAAGTGAATCATGATTCAATCGATCCCGACGTCCTCCCCCGCTTCCGCGGCACGGAGGGGAAGTTGGGCACCACGGCATCGACCGGGCAAGCCCCGGTCTTTCAAAAGTTGCACGCCGATGATGTCTGCCCGACCTGCGGGGCAGACCGGCACAAGCACCAGCGGGCATGGGCCGCTGCTCTGCGCGGGTAGTCCTGCCCGGCCCAGTCCTGCCAAAGCGCGGTAGACGGGCGACCAGGTGAGGCAAACAGGGTTGCCAAGAACAGAAAACCCCAGCCAGCGATGGCTGACGGCCCGGAAAGAACGGGCAACAAAAAGGCCCGGCACTTAAGGTGCTGGGCCTGTCAATGACGCTGTGAAATACGAAAAGATCACAAAGGACTGAGGACTATTAACTGCGCGTAGTACCGGATACCTTTTGGTCCTTACGCAGCAGCTGCACGATTTCTCCCGCAATTTCCTTGACAGCCTCGGAGCGGATGGCATCAAAGTTTATGCCGCTCTTCCTGTTACATACGCCTTGGATGCTGGTTGGGATCAACCCAACTTCGCCTTCACCGCCAAACACATTTTTATATCGGATGTTGGAGCATTCAATTTTCTGCTCAGATTTCTTGCCAGATATGACTTTTGATCCCTTGCCAGCAGAATCGCTGACATTCATGCTCCAACTGATCTCATAGTTGGTTGTGGTGGTATCGTAAAGAACGCTGGCATTCTTCGGAATCAGCAGTCTCGTAGCAAAATCCAGATCGCTAACCGTCTGCGTTCTGACAAGAGGATTTCCAGGCCGCTCAGTAATGCGCAACCGGGCAATGGTCAGCTTTCGCTTTGCCTCGTCTTCAACAGTTATCCACTCATCAAAATCTTCAAGCGCCTTGGGAAGCTCATCTATGAACGGATCGTTGCTGTCGGAAACGATCTTCACTTGAAGCTCTCTCTCTGCCCTTGCCTTGGCGGCCAAGTCGGGAAGGACAGTCGCCACCTCTTCCTTGAGCTGCTTTTTCGAGAGGTCTGCGCGCGTGACGAACTGCAGAACATGTTGTTCAATCACTGGGTCACGCGTCGCTGTGTAGACGGCAAGAACTCCAGCAAGATCGCGCCACGCACCCGGCCCCATTGACTTGATCAGGTCAGCCATTTTTGTGCGCACAACCGGCAAAAGCGCAGCAGCCTTTGCATTGTCACTATTCTTCATGGCCGAGTAAACGGACGCATACGCCTCCATATCCGGCAGTTCTCCATTGAGAGCTCGGCGATACTCAGACTCGTACGCTGCGCCCATGTACTTCGGCAAATCTGGATAACTCTCCTTCAGCTCAGCATTCAAAATCGTGGGCTTCAAGATCGCTTGCTGCGCCAATTCCTTATAAAGAATTTGGTTTATATCGGCCGCTTGCCCCGCGTCCAGCAAACCACCTCTTTGAGCATTGGCCATATACAGGACCATGTCCTTGAAGAAGGCGCGATTCTTTTCTTTATATTGAATGAATTTTTTGGTGTCTTCGTAGAACTGCAGTTGATACTGAGAACCGGCGGCATCCTTGATTCTTGCCACCAGCTTATCAACGTCGTCTCTGCCGGCCTTGGCCTCGTAGTAACTGACCGAGTACAGAGCACCAGAATAATTCTTATCCCTAATCGCCCTATCTTCATAAGTAGTAGCGCAAGCGGTGAGAAGAATGCTCAGGGCAATGGTGCTGCCAACCGTCCTCAAATTCATATCTGCTCCAAACTTTTGACACCTGAGTTTACAGGTTGTCACGCCACACAGCCATGCCCTCGCTGGAGCACTTCAGCTCTGAATGGCACATGTGGCTTTCCTTTCGCCGGGCCTGGGCTTCTTTCTTCGCAACCACCAGCCATCTCGCCCACGCAGCCGCCACGCGGCACCGGCCCTTTTCTTCGCCCACCACTGGAGATCTGCCATGGCAAATGCCATCCCACCGAGTCGCCCTCCACGCAAGGCCACGGTCGAGCATCAGGGCATCGCACGCCCAAAAACACCGCCTGACTACGACACGTCAAAGGGCCGATTCTGGATCGCCGCTTACTTCCGCCATGTAGCACGGGAATCGGCCATAGAGAGCCTGATCAAGCAGAACAGGCGCCGCGACGGCATCACGACTGACGCACTGCATTTCGCGGCTGTCCTGATTCATGAGCGCGCCAGCGAAGCCCTGTCGCACGCTCTGAAAGAGGGGTTCCTGCTCTTCGCCTGGTCTGGGACGAGGTATTTCGAGGCATGCCCAGACCAGCCATGAGCCCTCCCTATCCCGAGACACCGCCGCCAACCCCTGCCGGGCCGTTCTGGCTGGCCACCTACTTCCGCGACCTGGCCGAAGGCGCCGTGATGGAGCGCGAGGGCGCCGGCCACCCGCTGATCTGGAGCGCATGCGCGCTGCTGAGCAACGCGGGATATGCGGCGCTGGACGAGGCCAGGCACAGCGGAATGCTGCTCTACGCCTGGTGCGGCACCACCTTCTTTGACCAACCAACGGCCCGCCACTGAGCGGGCCGTACTCATTCAGGAGAGCCGCATGCAGCTTGCCCGCATCACCCGCCCTCCACGCCGATCACCGATCAGGCCTTTGTCTACCGCCGCAGCGAGCACACCAACGTGGCCCAGACCTTCGCCAGGGCGCGCGAGCAGCTGGCCAGCTCCGCAGCTGCTGCCGCTCCACCCAAGCGCCGCAGCCGCAAGGCCAGCGCCGTAGATGCGCCCGCCGCAACCAAGCTCCAGCAGATCCCGCTGGAACTGCCCTCCCTCTGATTACTGGAGTCACATGCGCACCTTCACCATCAAATGCGGCTGCACGCAGCAGCAATTCGTCGGCGCCTGCACGCAAGACGCATGCGCCTGGGCGCTGGAGCAATTCGGAGACCGGCCCTATGTCGTCATCTGCCACCGCTGACCGCGACCACCACTGGGCCAGCGATTGGCACTACGCGCTGCGCCACGCCTTAGCGCTGGCCGACGCCCACGCCCTGGCGGCAGAGCACGCCAGCAGGCCACCCATCACCCAGCGTGCCGCGTGGGCTGTCCAGTTCGACCGCTCGCGCGACCAGATCCACCGCCTTCTGCACCTTGACGGCACCCCGTCCTAACCCCGCCACTTCACAGGAGACCACCATGGCCCGCCAGATCATCATTGCCATTTCCGCCGACGACGAGGGCCGCGTTGCCCTGACCACCAACCTGCCCCGGCCCGTGCCTGGGCGCGGCCTGCACACCGAGGACGCGGCCGCACTGGAGCTGCTGCGCATGGCCCAGCACCTGCCCAACCTCGAAACTACCACCTACGACGCCAACCACCTGGCGCCGGATGTGGCCGAGGCCTTCGACCTGATCCGCGAGCTGATCAACCCTGATGGGTACGGCTACTCGGTCACCGCCGAAGTCGGCAACGCCGCACGCCGCGTGCTGCAGATCAAGGGGCAGCAGGTCGGACTACCGCAATGAGCAAGAACACGCCATGGCGGGCCGAGGATGACGCCTACCTGTGAGCGCACCATTTGACCCAGCCCAAGGCTGATGTCGCCGCGAAAATGCTGGCACCGAACGGCATGTGGAGCAGCAGGCCTCTAACCTGGGGATCAAGAATTCGCTAGACGCAAAGGAGGCAAGAAATTTATTCCTCCGATAATTTATCTCTTTCAATAATTTTCAAACAGAATTTTTGATACTCCATCCAGCATTTTATAACATGAGCTCTCCTAACAACATTCCAGTATAGTCTTTTATTTAAATCATGACTTTTTCTAAAGAATTTCAAATCTTTCAGAGTGACATTTCTTATCGAAGAGTAATAGTTTTCTTTCCTATTCTCACATTCCTCCTCGATACCGTGAATCAACGAACTGAAGATCTCTTCTCTTGAATCAAGATCTTTATTGGACATTTCCAACTCCAATTGGAGAAGATCGTATTTATATGGATTTTTATCTTCATCAATATCTACAAAACCATAATATCTGGTCTGATCTACTATCTCACAGATCTTTTCATCATCCTCAGGGTGCTCAAATAAATAATCAATCACATCATTCATCGAACCAATAGAAAATCCCTTTGAAGCAGCAAAATCCCTAACCCTCCCAAGCCATTGAAAAGTTTCCTCTTGGAGCACAAGATTGTAGTCTGGGCTATTTGCATAAGAGACATCAGCATTTTTCAGAGGGACTACCAGCTGTTCAAGCTTTGCAAAAATCGTATTGAATCTACAGAAATCGTTTGGTGTAATTTTATCCGTAGACTTACCAAAATCTATATCAATACTCTTAAACGCCTCTGCCACCAATCTTGAACAGAACTGCTTATCTTTACTTGATTTATCAGCTCCACTTCGAATCGAAGCTATGGCCCCCTTAACGTCATACAATTTCCCAATCTCCCCCCTAGCAAATTTACACATTCTCTTAAGATTTTCCGAAGAAACGTCATTAATTAATCTGTAAACAGCCAGATTATTTTTATCATTTCTGATGATCCTCCTTGGATTTTTCGAATAAACCCCATCTCCGTCTGCATGGATAAGTGTTCCTCCCACGAAGAGCATAACGTGAGAAAAATCCCCACCTGTAAGATTAGAAATCAAGCTTGCTTGTTTGCTAGCTCCACGGCTTAAAAGCACATCCCCCACCTTAAGCCGCCTCCAATCAAATCCATAATATTGGTTATTTTCCATAATTGATACCCATTAAACAGCTCACACACTACCGAAAAAATGAGAGGGACAAAATACAATCATCAGCATCAAAAAGCAAACTCTACCATCTTCCTCAATCTGCGCAATTTTTCCAAAATTTATTTCAGAAAATGTTCTATAAACTAGGCGACTTCAGATTTACCATCCTTGGTCAACTCTCCTTTAAATGTATTTAAAGCATCTCTAAGATAAGTCAATTCTTCCTCAGTAGCATTTGATAATATATGCTGCTTCAGCCAAGCATCGCCATTCGATGCAGCACGCAAGACTTCTCGAACAACATCTCTTACCTCTTTGATTTTTTCCTTTCTTTTTTCACTGTTCTCAAGATTCCATCGACATTGAATAGACACCGTAGCAATTGGCGATCTAATTCCCGTCAACAATAATCCTGCAGCCGGCGATGGCAAATCACCAGAAGACACGTTGTCCAACGATTTCACAAGCAGACCAGAAAGCTCTGCCAACCTAGTCCAATTCACATCACCTTGATTTATAAGGTGAAGCATTTTTTCGCAAATCAACATCGCATCAGCTGTGTAGCTAAGCAAAAACTGCGACGATTTAACTATCCTGGTGCGCTCATTTTCCAATGCAATTTTTCGAAAATCTTTTCTCTGCTCTCGGAGCTGATGCTGAACAGCCCAGACACCCACAGCAATCGTCCCAATTGATCCAATTGCTTGCACCCAACCAGATAAATTCCCCTTGCCGCCTATCCAGCAAATAAAATCATCGCCCAATCCAGCAACTAATGCCCAAACAACAAACAAAGACATGATTGCGCCAGCGCCAATAGCAGCCTGAGTATCTGAAATTGGGATGATTATTTTTGAACTAACTTTCTCCATATATCCCTCTCATTCTGAATAGAACATAGCGCAACGACCCGGAGCCTGCCTCGCGCAATCCGATCTAGCACTCAAAAGACTCAAGATTCAGTATGGTTGTTGGGCGAGCTTGGCCCGATGCACCTCAAGGTACTGCCGTTGCTTCGGGGTGAACAGCCCCACGTTCATATTCGGATCAAGACCCCAGTTGAGCATGGCTATCACCACCCAGGACCCTGCCGCAATAAGCTGCCCCTCGTCCGTAAAGCTGATCAGATGACGATCAAATAGACGGTCCACGTGAGGCGAAAGCAGCAGCCCATTATGGCCATCCAGTCGCTCCTTATTCGTGGAGTCCTTCCAGGGTTTGATATGGCTTGCCACAAGCAGCCGTGGGTCTGCAACTCCAGTGAGACGACAGTGCTTTTCAACCCGCATGAGGTTGATGCGATAGATGCCTTGCCCACGGCGCGCTTTCACCAACTGCTCGATCTCTGTGGATGAAAGCGTAGGGGATTCGCTGAGCTCCAGCTGGACCTGGTCTGCTTCCAGTTCCAAGAGCTGCTCATCGTGCAGCTCCAGCGCGGCATCGTTGGCCTTGCCTGCCAGGCCCAAGATCTTCTCGCCCAGCGCCTGAGACACTGATGCAAGGTACACCCCCTGGTTGCCATCTCCGCTGGCACGGATGGGCGAGTACTTCTCTGGCAGATCGCTAGCCAATACGTCCATGTGTTGCTTGGGCCGAACCGGGATTTCGAGCCGTTCCCATGCGATAGGCACCAGCCATCCATCTGCGTGCCAAGCGTCGCCAGCCTTACCGAAATCGTCGGGCTTACCCTCGTCTCGGTATCCGGACGTAGCTACACCAATCGCTTTGACCTGGCCGTCTGCATACGAGATCACCGTGTCGCCCTTCTTCACCAGGCGCAGGTTCTCATAGGTCTGGTTGTAGCCGCCGTTGGCCTTGCGCTGTGGGCTCCAGATGTACCCGCCTTCGATTTCGGACTTGAAAGTCTGTTTGTGATTGACCCACCAATACGCCATTGCCCTCTCCTTTTCGGCTGAGAGGGTACGCCATTTGTCCTGACATTGCCCGCATTCGCGGGCTTTTTCATATCCACCCCAAGAGTCCGCCCCAACCCCAGTGCCAGCACGCGCTGGCCTTTGTTTTTGAAAGGTGCCCACCATGAGCATCAGCCTGACCCTCTCTGAAGACGAAATCAGGGAGCTCACCCACTACCAATGGCCCTCCATGCAGCTCAAGGCGCTGCACAAGCGCGGGTTCTTCCGAGCCCGCATCAGCGAGCGCACGGGCAAGGTGCTGCTGGAGCGCGACCACTATCTGGCCGTGTGCGCTGGGCCAGCTCCGTCCACCGTGCCGCGCGTGCGACCGCCGCAGATGCGGAGGCCAGCATGAGCAAGCGCCGCAGCGACCTGCCCAAGCGTGTCTATGAAAAGGGCGGCGCCTATTGGCATGTCCGCGCCGAAGGAAAAAAGCGGATCTGGACGCGCCTGTCCACCATCCGTGACGGCCTGCCTGCGCTGTACCGTGCCCTGGCCGATATGGAGCAGGCAGACCAGGCCCGGGACAGTATGGGCGCGCTGATCGCGGACTGGCTCGCGGAGGTTGGCAGCCGACACAGCGTGAAAACGCAGGCCAACGACGCCTACCAAACGCGCACGATCTCCGAATCGTTCCAGGAGTTTCGCGCGCAGGAGGTCAACGCGCCGGCCATCGTGGAGTTCCTGAAACACTTCAGCGACAAGCCGCGCACCTACAACGCCTACCGCTCCATGCTGCGAGAGCTGATGCGGTTCGCCGAAGAGAAAGGCTACCGGCCGCCCGGCACTAACCCAGTGGACAGCCTCAAGACCATGTCCGTGAAGGCACGCACGCGGTACATCACGGATTCCGAGGTGCGCCGCATCAAGGTGGCCGTGATGTACGGGGACGATGGCAAGCGCACGCGCTCCGGCCACACGATCTGTGCACTGATCGACATGGCGTACCTGACCGGGCAGCGCATTGGCGACCTGCTGACCCTGCGGTGGAGCGATGTGGGTAAGCAGGGCATCACGTTCCAGCCAGCCAAAACCGAGGGCTCGACCGGCGCCCAGGTCCTGATCGCATGGACACGGCGCCTGCACGATGTTGTGGACCGCCTGCGGGCACTGCCCAACCAGAGCCCCGATTTCGTGTTCTGCACGTTGCAGGGCCAGCCTTACACCTACTCGGGCGCATCAACCGCCTGGAAGCGGGCAGTGAAGCGGGCTGGCGTGAAGGACTGCCATTTCCATGACCTGCGCGGCAAGGCCTTGACCGATGTGGACCGAGGGCGCGGGATCATGGAGGCGCAGCGCATGGGAGCCCACTCCACCCAGGCCCAGACCGCCGACTATGTGCGTCACAAACGCGCGCTGAAGGTGGACGCGACACGCTGA